AACCAACAAGCCCAAGAAAGTGGAATGGGTAGAGGACTACTTCCTACAGCTTACAGCCTATGCACTAGCACACAATGAAGTTCATGGAACAAACATACGTGAAGGACACGTTTTTATGTGTAGTCGTGCAGGAGAATATCAGCAGTTTGATATATGGCCAGATGAGTTTGACGAGTGGGAACAAGAATGGTGGAAAAGAGTATATCAATATTATGAAAAGTTCGGCTAAATACTTAAAACAAGGAGTTAGTCGTGGCTATTATTCAGATCAGTAGGATACAAAACAGACGTGGTAGAAAACTAACAGATGTTGGTATGCCTCAGTTGTCTTCAGGTGAGATTGGTTGGGCAATCGATACACAAGAACTTTATATAGGTAACGGGTCGGTATCAGAAGGTGCTCCAGCTGTTGGAAACACCAAAATCTTAACAGAACATGATGACATTTTTAGCCTTGCTAACAAATATAAGTATAAAGAAAATAATGCTTTGTGGGGTAACACAACACCAGCAGCATTGACTGTGCAAGAAAAGTTAGATGAATGGGTAAGTGTAAGAGCCTTTGGTGCTTTAGGAGATGGAACTAATCAAACTGCCTCTTTACAAAATGCTATAGATAGTTTGTTTATCCGTGCTCCTAGTATTAAAGATAATGTCAAGCTATATATTCCTGCAGGAAACTATGTTATTGACGGGCCATTATATGTTCCTCCTTTTGCTCATATTATTGGAGACGGTATTGGCAAAACAAAAATTACAGCATCGGATACAGCATTTATTACCTGTAACGGAACAAGTGTATCGGGTGCGTATGTAACAGCAAATAGCATTGGTATCAACGAAGAAGATACCAACCAAGCAAGAAATATTGTTATCTCAGGAATGACTATTACCAATGATCATGTAAATCCTTGTTTTATTCTTAATGACACAGCTAACAGTACCTTTAATAATATTGAAATGACCAACACGTGGTTGCCTGGAGAAAACGAAGGTAACCAAGTAGGATTTAGAATAACTGGTACAAACACTACGCCTGCTTGTACAAGTGAAAATATTCATATACATGATATTAGTTTTTCAAACTTTAATGCTGCTATTGCAAGCGACAATGACATACAAAATATTTGGATAGACAACTGTTATATTGAATACACAAGACGTGGTATTGTGTTTGCAGATCTTGACAACTTTGTTATAAACAGTCAAGGACAGTTTATAGGTCCTAGTTATTGCACAGTAGAAAAATGTGTATTTGATTTTATAGACAAAGAAGGTCTATACGTAGGTTATGGTCAAAATAACAAGAGCGAAAATAACAAATATCTAAATGTAGGTAACGATGACTCAAACTATAACAAACCAGTTACAGCGAACATTTATTTTGGAAATGATACAAACAATGTTAGCTCTAATGATTTTTTTAAACGCTTTGAGTTATTACCAGTTGACCAAGGCTCATATGCAAGCGTAATGTATGTTCCAGAAGTTATTGGAGCACCATATGAGTGTGTGTTTGCAGCAGAATGTAGTCTTGCTGACATTGGATCAGAAGCACCGTTTTTGAAACTTCCTGCTATTGAAAATGGCACAGTGATTTTATATTTCAACTATAGATCACATGATGTAAATGATGCTACACAAGATGCGGTTATTAAGCAAGGCACAATCACAATGAATGTATTTAACACAGATATAGGTTCTCTCGATCCTTCGGCTTATACATATGTTAACTTTGCTGAAGATTCAGTCTTGTATGATAGTGGTGCTACACTTACTGATGCCGACTTCCGTTTCCATGGAGACATATCTGCATATGCAAAACCTGTACCAGATGCAACAGTTATTAATCTTTGTACTCCAGTTGTAAAAATGACACAATCTTTTGGTCCATTACCGGATGATAGTTTCAAGTTTACAATGAAAGTACTTCCAAACAACTTGAGAACAGAATCATAACACATGTTTGACAAAAAGCCTGAAGACCGGCTTCGTGCCTGGGTAGACTTTAGAAACAGGTTAGAAACAAGCACTACTCCTTTACAAGACGTTGTGGACTTTTATAGGTCTGCTCCTATTGTTAATATCACTGTTGATCCCTATGACCAAAAAACATGGCCCACTCCGTGGCAACTTTTGAATGATAATCTGTATTGCGACTTTGCAAAAGTTTTAGGAATGGCAGCAACTTTGAAGTTAACTGATCGTTTTTCTGACGAGGAAACGATGATACATATCTACACTGATAGAGAAAAAAGTGAGTTAAAATATCTACTTGTAATAGGCAACAATGTAATAGGTTATGACAACAATAAAGTAGTTGACATTTCAAATATTTCGTGTAATTTTAAGTTCGATATGAGTTTTGACTACACCATTCAATCATAAGTACGTAATAAGAAAAAAGGATAAAAATATGATTCAAGTTACCAAGCGTGACGGACGCAAAGAACCTCTCGATATTGAAAAGTTACACAAAGTAGTTTTTTATGCTACACAAGATATTACAGGCGTCAGTCCAAGCGAGGTAGAAATCAAGAGTCAGATTCAGTTCTTTAATGGTATGCACACCAGTGAAATACAAGAAACACTGATCAAAGCAGCAGCAGATCTTATCACAGAAGAAACACCTAACTATCAGTTTGTAGGCGGTCGTCTTATCAACTATGCATTGCGCAAAGAAGTTTATAACGGCTATGAGCCTTGCACAGTTAAAGAGTTGGTAGAGCGTAACACAGAACGTGGATTTTACGATCCTGAACTAATCACATATTATGATGATGACGAGTGGGAAAAAATCAACAGCTTTGTAAAGCACGAACGTGATGAGAACTTGACCTATGTTGCTATGGAGCAGTTGCGTGGTAAGTACCTGTGTCAGAACAGAGTAACAGGTGAAATCTTTGAAACACCACAGATGTGTTATGTGTTGATTGCCGCAACACTATTCCAAGGTTATGCAAAAGAAACAAGACTACGCTGGGTAAAGGATTATTATGATGCAATATCTCTACACGATATTAGTTTACCTACTCCTGTTATGGCTGGAGTTAGGACACCACAACGTCAGTTTAGTTCATGTGTCCTTATCGAATCTGATGATAGTCTTGATAGTATCAATGCTACTAGTGCCAGTATCGTTAAGTATGTAAGTCAAAAAGCAGGTATTGGAATAGGAGGCGGTGCTATTCGTGCTATTGGATCTCCAATCCGCAAAGGTGATGCTTATCACACAGGTATTATTCCATTCTACAAAATGTTCCAAGCAGCGACAAAGTCATGTTCGCAAGGCGGTGTTCGTGGCGGCGCAGCAACAATATACTACCCTGTGTGGCACCTTGAAGTAGAAGACATGCTGGTACTGAAGAACAACAAAGGCACAGAGGAAAATCGTGTGCGTCATATGGATTATGGTGTACAGTTCAACAAATTGATGTATGAACGTTTGATCAGCGGTGGTGACATTACACTGTTCTCGCCTAATGATGTTCCAGGATTGTATGAAGCATTCTTTGCAGACCAAGACAAGTTCCGCGAACTGTATGAAACAGCAGAGCGTAATACACGTATCCGTAAAAAAACTGTTCCAGCAGCACAGCTATTCAGTGCGTTTATGGAAGAGCGCAAAAACACAGGACGTATCTACTTACAGAATGTTGACAATGCAAACGACCACGGCAGTTTCTTACCTGATGTTGCTCCTATTCGTCAATCAAATCTTTGTGCTGAGATTGATTTGCCAACAAAGCCATTAAATGATTTGAATGATCCAGAAGGTGAAATCAGCCTTTGCACATTGAGTGCAATCAACTGGGGCAATGTGCGCACACCTGCAGACTTTGAAAAGGCTTGTACTCTTGCAGTGCGTGGGTTAGATGCGTTATTGAGCTATCAAGGTTATCCAATCCTTGCTGCGAGACTTTCTACAGAAAAACGCCGTCCTATTGGTGTTGGTATTATTAACTTTGCATACTGGCTAGCCAAGCAAGATTTATCGTATCAAAATATTACATCAGAAGGTTTGCAGTTAGTTGACGAATATGCTGAAGCATGGTCATACTATCTAATCAAAGCAAGTGCCGACTTGGCAGCAGAACAAGGTGCTATTCCTGGTGTAATGGAAACAAAATACGGACACGGCATTACACCTAATCAAACATATAAAAAGGACGTAGATGAACTAGTGCAGCACCAAGAGCGCATGGACTGGGCAGGATTGCGTGAACAGTTGAAAGAGACTGGCATCCGTAACAGCACACTGATGGCATTGATGCCAAGTGAAACCAGTGCGCAGATTGCAAACGCTACAAATGGTATTGAACCCCCACGCAGTCTTATCAGTGTAAAGCAAAGCAAGCACGGTGTTCTAAAACAGGTGGTACCAGAGTTCAAGCGACTGAAGAACAAGTATGATCTACTGTGGGATCAACGTAGTCCAGAAGGTTATTTGAAGATCATGGCTGTGTTGCAAAAGTATATTGATCAAGGTATTTCAGTAAACACAAGTTACAACCCTGTGTTCTTTGATGACGAAAAGATTCCAATGAGTACCATGTTACAACACATGTTGATGTTTTATAAATACGGTGGTAAGCAACTGTATTATTTTAATACACATGATGGGCAAGGCGAACTTGATGTAAGCAAACTTGTCGGAGAAGCAGAAGAAACACCAATCAATGGTGCACCTGTTGAAGACGATGAGTATTGCGAAAGTTGTGTGATTTAACTTGACATGCTGGTGAGGATATGTTACAACAATAAAAAAGGATAATGATATGAGTGTTTTTGATACTGCTAACCGTGCAGACCATACTAAAGTTTTGGCATTTCTTGATCCAACAGGTGGGCCAACTATTCAGCGTTATGACACGCTAAAGTACAAAAGTTTTGATCAGCTTACTGACAAACAACTTGGTTTCTTTTGGCGTCCTGAAGAAGTTGATATCTATAAAGATGCAAAAGACTTTAAGGGCCTAACCGAACACGAGCAACATATCTTTACATCAAACTTGAAACGCCAAATTCTATTGGACAGTGTGCAGGGACGTGCACCAGTAGAAGCATTTGGTCCTGTGGTAAGTTTGCCAGAACTTGAGAACTGGATCCAAACTTGGACATTCAGTGAAACTATTCACAGTCGCAGTTACACTCATATTATCCGCAATGTATACAGCAATCCAAGCAAGATCTTTGATGAGATGTTGAATATTGAAGAGATTGTAGATTGTGCAGGAGACATTTCAAAGTACTATGACGAGCTGATTGAAATGTCAGGCTACTTCAACTTGTTGGGCGAAGGCACTCACACAGTAAACGGCAAGAAAGTCACAGTTGATTTGTACGAACTTAAGAAGCGCATTTGGCTTACACTTATGAGCGTGAACATTCTAGAAGGTGTGCGTTTTTATGTGAGTTTTGCCTGCTCATGGGCATTTGCAGAGCTGAAGAAAATGGAAGGCAATGCAAAGATTATCAAGCTGATTGCTCGTGACGAAAACTTGCACCTAGCAAGCACACAGATGTTGCTGAAGTTGTTGAAAAAAGATGATCCAGACTATGCAAAGATTGCAGATGAAACAGAAGCAGAATGCGTTCAAATGTTTGTAGATGCAGTTGATCAAGAAAAAGCATGGGCAGACTATTTGTTCAAAGATGGTTCAATGATTGGCTTGAACACCGAACTGTTGTCACAATATGTGGAATGGATTGCAACACGCCGCATGGGCAATGTTGGATTGAAATCACCATACAGCATCAAGAACAACCCGCTTCCTTGGACACAAAAATGGATTTCAGGTGCTGATGTACAAGTAGCACCACAAGAAACAGAAATCACAAGTTATGTATCAGGTGGTACAAAACAGGATGTGAGCACAGACACATTTAAAGGATTTTCACTATGATTTATATTTGGGGTAAACCAGCATGTCCATCATGCCTAAAAGCAAAGGCAATGTGCGAAAAATATAACTATCAGTTCGAATACAGAGAACTAGGAAAAGACTTTGATAGAGAAGAAGTTCTAACAGAGTTTCCAGAAGCACGTACCTTTCCACAGATTGTTGTAAACGGTCTTAAAGTTGGAGGCTACGAGCAATTTGTAAAATATATCGAAGACACAGGCTATAACGGAACAGGATATACCTTATGATTATTGAAACGCCGTACAAGGCAAACGACACAGTTACAGTTAAAACCACAGGCGGCGATGAGATTGTTGCTCGCTTCAAAGAAGAAGATGCTGTTAGTATTACATTGGAAAAGCCGTTGGCATTGATGGCTACACAACAAGGCATGGGTCTTGCACCATTTGCATTTACCATTCCACAGGACGCAAAAATCAAACTAAATAAGAGTGCAGTGTTGTTTGTTCACAAAACTGAAAACGATATGGCAAAACAATATGTGACCAGCACCACAGGAGTTCAGTTAGCCTAGGAGTATAAATGCCATTAGCAGCAAGAGAAGACGATACGTGTTCAACAGGACATTCAGGAGACGGTTCAACTAATATTGATACCCCTACTCTTAATAGCACTGTATTCATAGAAGGAAAACTTGCTGCTCGACTCGACGATTACACTGATAGTCATTCTACTGGCTCGGATTCACATACAGCACAGATTAGCAGTGCATCTGAGCATGTTTATATTACAGGTAAAAGGGCAGCACGGTTAGGTGATAATGTTGACAGTGGCTCGATTACTGGTAGCGCAACCTATACCTATATCGGTTGACATCACACAAAACTTATATTATTATACAGCATAGGCAATAAGAAAGGCAAACTATGAATAAGATTATTTTGACAGATTGTGATGGCGTCCTTCTTAACTGGGAATATGCGTTTTGTATTTGGATGGAGCAGCATGGCCACACACAGATTGCAGATGGTAACAAAGAATACAACATCGCAAAACGCTTTGGTATCACAGAAGATATTGGCAAGCAACTTGTAAAACAGTTTAATGAAAGTGCTGCAATGGGCTTCCTACCTGCACTGCGTGATGCTCGTTTTTACGTAAAACGGCTACATGAAGAACATGGATACGAGTTTCATTGTATTACCAGTATGAGTTTGGATCCTAATGCTAAAAAGTTACGTCAAATGAATCTTGATAAGATGTTTGGACCTACAGCATTTCCTGTACTCCATTGCTTAGATACAGGAGCAGACAAAGACGAGTTCTTAGATGAACATTATGGCGATACTGGTTATTATTGGATCGAAGACAAAACTGCAAATGCTATAGCAGGACTTAATGTTGGATTAAATCCTATCTTGGTTGAACATGGTTGGAATATGAATGATGACTTGCTTGTTGGAATCAAGAAGGTAGTTAAATGGAAAGAGATCTACGATCATATTGTAAATGGATGATGATATTCACGATAAGTTGAAATATCTTTTTGCTCTTTATGTACAAGAAAGTGAAAAGTTTGAAAAAGAAGGAGTTAAGGTCAGTGCCGTTAGAGCACGGCAAGCCCTTAATGATTTAAAGCCACTTATTACTCAAAGACGAAAACAAATACAAGATAAGAAAAACGATCTATAAATAAATACACTATAGAGGTTTTGATATGATAACATTAGATTTAAAAACAACACAACAAATTGCAGGATGGATTGAACAAGAGTATCTAGTTAGTCCTATTTCTATATCTGAAACAAAAATAGTTTATGACAGATGCGTTATTGAAAAAGCAAAGCCTGGTATGTTTAAACAAACCACAGTCGATGATCAATGGCGTGTTGAAAGAACAGGTCACACCGAAGATTTTATGCGCAAGGAAGAACTTGAGCAACAACTAGATGCAGGCGGCGGCTTGCTTTATTTTATCATTCCTATGGATAGACATTGGTAACCTATGTTAGCGCATAAACTGTAACACTTTTGTAAATACAGTATGTTGAGAAACGACCTTAAAGAAGAATACAGAATATTCTATATGGTTAAAGGCCACCTCGACGCATCACCTCAAACAGTAATAGAAAGTTACAACGGATATTTTCGTCGACTATGGTTCGATGGAAGTAACGGCGCACCTTTGTACGACTATGAAGAACAGTTCGAACAAGCATGGAGTGACAGACAGAATGGTTTCACGGAAGATACAAGAACTTAGTAACGACGACTTGTCGTATTTAGAAAAACTATTAGGCGAGCAGTTTGCCAAAGAACTTGAAAGAGACAAAACTTGGGAACAAAAGAATAACTATAGTCGTCCAGGTGAAAAGAAAAGCAGACTCCTTCGCCTTATGAATGCCATCCGTGCTCAAAAAGATATTAAAAAGCGTACTGCTGAAAAATGGTAACTATTTTGTTTTGTAATAGTGTTTTTTTATTATATCATAGTTTAAGATAATATCTCTTTTTTTCCAAGGTGTTTTGGCAAATTTAATATTTTCTACTTTGCCGTTTATTGGAAGTTTCTTTACAAATGTATCTTTACATATTTCCTTGTAGGTTAAATCTATTGCAGCTTTAAAAGGTTTTGGATCAATTGATTTTATTACTTGATCTATTTTTCTAAAGTAAAGTATACCCTCATCAAAGTCTTTTAGACGTAATATAAATGGTACAGGAGTTATAGGATCTATATTCTTATTATAGACATATTGATGTCTTTGGGCAATCGCTTCACTTAATGTTTGATTAAAAAAATCATTTCTATAAGTTCTTATTAATATCCAGTTTTTTGGATCAGGTGGTAGCCAACCCCCTTCTAGTTTAAAATGGCTCTTTATCAAAATATTGTGTGTAATACTATCTATTTTTCTTAAATCATCTGTATTATCAGAAAGTATGGTAAGATCTCTAGTGTTTTCTTCAATATATCCCATTACTTTGTGATTACCAGATCTAGGGGCGCCGATTATTAATATTTTCATACTTTATTTATATAGGAAGATGTGTTATAAATATTTGTATGAAGATACAGGACTTTTTTGATACAG